CACCAGGGCCGCGAGGCCGGACGCGGCCTCGACTGCGCCGGGCTGCTGGTCCATGTCGCCCGCGAAATCGGCGCCGATCCGCGCGACCGCGGAGGCTATGCGCGGATGCCGACCGGCGGGCAGATCGAGGAAGCGTTGCAGGATCACGTCGACGCCGGCGTCCTGGTCCGCGTGGCGCTGGCAGAAATGCAGGCAGGTGACCTGATCCTGATGCGCTTTGAAAGCGAACGCGCATCGCGCCACCTTGGCATTTGTGCCGGCGCCACGATGGTGCATTCCTGGGCGCAGGTCGGGAAAGTATGCGAGCACGGAATAACGCCGGAATGGCGCGCCCGCATCACCCGCGTCTACCGCTTCACCGGAGTCGATCATGAGTAGCGTCGGTCAGGCAATCGGCTACATCGGCGGAGCGATCATCGGATCGTTCTTTGGCTACCCGATGCTCGGGGCCGCCATCGGCGGCATGATCGGCGGCGCGCTCGATCCGCCAAAAGGCCCGAAGATCGAAGGCCCGCGACTTAATGACCTGTCCGTACAAACATCGACCTACGGTGCGCAGATTCCCGTCATCAAGGGGAGCGTTGCCACCTTCGGAAATATCTTCTGGGTCGAAAACAACGCGCTGAAAGAGACGAAGAAGACCGAGGAACAGGGCGGCAAAGGCGGTGGAGGCGGTGCGGAGACGACTACCTACAGCTACAGCGCCACCTTCGCGCTCGGGTTATGCCTTGGTCCGATTGACAGCGTGCGCAGAATATGGTGTTCCGGAAAACTGATCTACGATGCCGGCGCGTCCACCCTTGACGCACATCTTGCGAATGGGATTTCCATCTCGTCGGTGTGGCCGGGTTCGCATCCGACATTTGCAACGCCGGAAGCCGCGAATGGCGGCGCCATCCGCATCTATACCGGAACATCGACGCAGGAACCCGATCCGCGCATGCAGGCCGCGCTTGGGGTCGCCAACACGCCGGCCTATCGCGGGCTTGCCTACATCGTTTTCGAGGATTTCCAGCTTGCCGATTTCGGCAATAGCTTGATGGGCGCACAGTTCAAGGTCGAGGTAGTTGAGACGGCGAGCACGACGCAGTATTCGATCCAGACGCGGGTCCAGAACGGGCTGTATCCGAACTTTTCTGACGAATACGGAGATTATGGATTTTCGACGGCAGGCCCGTACAACCCGCGCATAGCTGACGGGATGATGCAGTTTGACAAGGAGCGAACAAGCTACCACGTTTCGTTAGACGGGCGCCTGGTTGCTCGTGGAATCGCTCCTGGAATCGCTCCAGGATCAACAGGTGACCCTGGTGAAAGGTTTTACGTTGGCACCACGTCCGGGGGCCACGCGGTCTATTACAACACGACCGGGCCGGGTTGCTGCGGCTATCTTGTCGTTGGCGGAAACACCACCTTTGCGGGCAAATTTTCGCCAGATTGGGAATTGCAGGGCGCCTGCGTCGGCGCGGACGGCAATCTCTATATTCACCAGTTTGACGGTGTCGACAGCACGCTGATCAAGTACGACGGCAACGACCTATCACTGATCTGGTCGCACACCAACGATTTGCCATACAACACCACCACGATAGCATACCCGTATTTTCCTGGGTTGTCGGCTGCATCGGCGGTCAATGAAGGGTCGCTGTACTGGTTTCTGACTGTTGCCGGACAGGGGATAAGTTTCACTGTTTACAGCATCGCGGACGACGGGGCATTAACCCTTCTACATGAATTTACGTCAGAAGGCGGTTCTGGCTGGAACGGCCACACGGTATGCCCAGCAGCCATCGGTGGCATATGCGCGATTTCGCACAACATGGGCGGGTTCTACGTCTTCGACTCCACGCCGGTAGTCACTGCTGAGACGGTTCCATTGTCTGAAATCGTTTCAGCCCTCTGCCTTGAATCCGGACTGTTGGAAGCCTCAGACATCGACGTTACCGCATTGACGCAGGAAGTGCGCGGCTACCGCATCACCGCCACGGCTGCCATCCGGGCGGCACTCGAGCCGCTCCAGGCGTGCTGGCCGTTCGATGCGATCCAGCACGGGTACAAGATCAAGTTCGTGCCGCGCGGCGGGTCTTCCGGGGCCACGGTATCCTCAGACGATCTCGGGGCCGCAGCACCCGGCGACAAGGAGGTCATCCGCCTGTCGCTGGCGCGGGAAATGGATACCCAGCTTCCGCGCCGCATCGAGACGACCTTCATCGACTGGAATCGGGAGTACGACACCGGCACTGGCCCCGGCGCCGAGCGCCTGAACACGGACGCGGTGAATATCCGCCAGATCGAACTGCCGGTCGTGCTGACCGCCGACGAAGCGGCCGGCATCGAGCAGACGTTGCTGTACATGTACTGGATGGAGCGCGCCGACCTAGCATTCACGCTGCCTCCGACGTTCGCCAACCTTGAGCCGGCGGACATCATCACCGTCAACACGACAGACGCAACCCACGTCGTCCGCCTGACCCGCGTCCAGTACCTTCCTGACGGTCGCCTGGAGTGCACCGCCAAGTACAACCATTCGCCGATCTACACGCCCGCAGCTGTCGGCGAGGATGGGGCTGTGACCGGACAGACGCTGGTCTATCGCGGACCGACGACACTGGCCCTTCTCGACGTGCCATGCCTGTCAAGCACGCTCATGGACAAGCCCGGCCTGCTCGCGGCGGCGACGGGTGTCTATGACGGCTGGCCCGGGGCCACCCTCATGCGCTCCGACGACAGCGGCCAATCCTACAAGTCGGTCGACGGGTTCGTTGCGCCCGGATGCGTCATCGCTTACGCCCCGTCCGCCATCGGTGCCGGGGTGACGCACATCGTCGATGCGTCCAGCCTGCTCAACGTCCGCACGCTCTACGGAACGCTGGCCAGCGTCACCGAGTTGCAAATGTACAACGGCGCCAACCACTTTGCATACGGTGCGGATGGACGGTGGGAAATCATCGCCGCGAAGACGGTCACAGAAGAGAGCGACGGCAGCTATACCCTGCAAAACCTCATGCGCGGGCGCTTCGGCACGGAGCAATACGCCGGCACCCATGCGGCGCACGACGCCGTTATCCTGCTCGATCAGTCCATGCTGCGCTTCGCGGCGATGGATGTCGCATCGATCAACATTGAGCGATTGTGGCGCGCCGTGACACGCGGCGCCATCCTGGACTCGGCAGCCGACACGGCGTTCACCTATGCCGGCATCAACCTGGAATGCCTGTCACCTGTTTATATCGGCGGCAGCCGGCACCCGGCGACAAGGGATTGGACGATTGCATGGACGCGACGCACGCGGACACCGGTCGAGCCATTTTCCGGCCTGCCTGCTCCGCTCGGAGAAACGGCGGAATCCTACGACGTCGAAGTCTGGAGCAGCGGGTTTACCTCGTTGCTGCGCACGTTCTCAGGGCTGTCTTCCGCCTCGACCACTTACACGCAAGCGCAGCAGGTAACGGACTTCACGACGCCGCAGGACACTTTGCGCCTCCGCGTGTACCAGAATTCGTCCGTTGTCGGGCGCGGGTACTACGGGCAGGCTACTGTCACCGTTCCGCTGGTCGACGACCCGTACATTGCCTATCGTTTCCTCGCAACGCGGATGCAGGGAACAAACGGGTCTACGACCTTCACCGATCTGTCGACCAACGCGCACACAATGACCGCCGGCGGCAATGCCGCGATCACGACGTCGACCTTCATGGTCGGCGACTCATCGGCCGCCTTTGACGGCACGACAGATCACATCGAGGTCGGTGCAAACAACGTGTTTGACTGGATGCACAAGGGCAACGAGTCATGGACCGTGGTCGTGCGCTTGCGCGCCACTGTGGTCGACGGGACGAACTACCGGACGGTGTGGGCAAACTACGACGGCGGAGCGCAGAACGGAACCCTGCTGAACATGTCGCCAAACGGGGTGCTGAATCTCAACATCGGCAACGGCAATGCGAGCTACGCAATGTCCCAGGTCACGGCATCGAATGTGGTTGTTCAGAACCAGTGGCATTACGTCGAGTTCAACTATGACCATACCGCGTCGCACGGTACGCGCGGCATGATCTTCGTCGATGGGGTCGCGTCAGGAACACAGCCGAACGGCACAAACACCTATTCATCCGGTGCGGCGAACGCATCGCAGCCGCGCATCGGGCGCTACCCTTCGACGAGCGATTATTCGTGGATCGGACAGTTGCAGGAATTGATCATCTATCGCGGCGTGGCCATAAACCGCGCCAACTACACCCCACCAACCGGGCAATTCAGCGTTTCATAAGGGGCCATCATGGCAGACTCGACAACCCATCTCGACACGATCATCCATGGCAGCGGCTCGCAGGACCAGCAGGCCAATGCGCTTTATGACGCAGCAAGCCCGGCATTCACTTATGGGCGCCGCGCCTCGACGACATCCGGCACCACTTGGGGATACTTCGGCGGCAAGGTGCGCCTGGCCGGCGTCGTCACACAGATCAGTGACGGAACGCTGGCTCTGACGCCGTCGACGACCAATTACGTGCAGGCGCACCCGGACACCGGAGCCGTCAGCAGCAACACGACCTGGTTCACGGCGGGATACCTTTCGCTCTATACCGTCGTCGTCGGATCGGCCACCGTCACCAGCTACACCGATCATCGCGGCCCGCTGGTGCTGAATGACACGCTGGCGAAAACGCTCACGGACGCGAATGCGACGCTGACACAGGCGGAGGCGTCGAATGCGATCCTGACCTTCACCGGCACCTTGACGGCGACGAGAAATATCACCGTGCCGCTGGTCGGCAAGCAGCAGTGGACGGTCTACAACGGCACAGGGCAGTCCCTGCAGTTCATCGGAGCCTCCGGCACAGGGATCACCGTTGCGACTCTAAAGCACGCGATTGTGCGCAGCGACGGCACGAACATCGTGCGGGTGACGGCGGATACGTGATGAGCGCGCACATCGTCGATCTGGCGCGGCAC